ACTCAAGCTCCTTCCGTCACATAGCGTGTGATCTTCACTTCTGATGTCTCCAAACACGGCCAGCGGATTATTTTTGTCAAACCAAAACATCCTGCTTCCACAGCAAACATCTAAAACCTTTTTCATCGCTTCACCTCTTTAGCTGATTTCATCAATGACTTGAATTCTAAATCGTCATTGCTCTCTAGTATTATTCCTAGTTCTGCGTATTTGTTTTGCTTGAGCGTTAGATATTCAGCCATTTGTTTTATTGGTAAATTTTTCGTTCTAACCATATCGTAAGCCGTGCCTACTTTGTGGCTATACTTAACCACCTGTCGCAAAACAGTCTCTACAAATTCAGCACGCTTTCTGCGCTTATCACCCCAAGTTTTATACAATGGTAATAGATAAATCATCTTGGTTAATCCGTGAATGTAGTTTGCTGAATAATTGTCATCTGATTCTTTTGCAATCTGTGCGTTCCAAACCCAATCAAGCGCCCTCTGTGCGTCGCTACGGTCTTGTTCTAGTGGCTTAAGGCACGCCATCCAATCTTGCTTCATGTCGCGCTGTGCGTACAACGATAGGAAGTTAGCGTAATGTTCTGGCGTGTTAACTGGGTAGTATGGGTATTCTCTATTCATAATATTCCAGGCCATTGCTTTCATTCCACTCTCTGTATCGCATAGCAATTATCCATTGAGGGCGGTGAACTTTTTTCCAACCAATCACATCGTAGAAAACCCAATACCCTCCGCGCAATTTTCTATACCACTTGAATCTATTCATCACCGACCCTTGTCTTGATTGCTTTCATTTTAGCCATGCAGTCGCTGTAATCAGCGTCTCGTTTTTTCTTTAATTTTTCTGCGTGTATTTTCTTCTCTATCGCCACTGCAGCTCGGCAGTAACTGGGAAACATAGCAGCCACCGTATATGTCCCGAGCAAGACATAACTTTTTGAGTTCATATTTATTCACGCAATTCCTGTGCCTGATCCGCTGATATTTCGACCTCTGTACCGTCCTCAAATGTGATGGTCTCCGCTGTCTTGGCGCACTTTATCCCAATAGATTAACCTTCCTTCATTATTTGCGCAGATATACCTACCTCTGTCTACAAATATACCTGTCTTTAATTCAATTGTATCGGCGATAAATATATTTCCAGTGCTCCTAATATCTGAATCACACATACAGCACTCAACCTTATCGCCTAGCTTTAACTCTGCTAGTTCTATAGCGTGAATGTCGATGCATACGAAGGCATTAAGGCCGTAAAAAAACCTGGGTGCAGTAGTACCATAATCGTGTGACAGAAAAACCCTTGATCCGGCTGGCGGTAATCCGGAGTATGATTTTTTGATTATAAAAACGGTATCTTTATCCGCGTTAGGAAATTTCTTTTGGAACGGCGTCATGGTGTCCTCTTTAAACTTTGGCAAATAGGTTTCTGTGTATCATGAAATTGTTATCTTCTTTCTCGAAGTAATCAGTTTCGCCCTTATCATATTCACATTGAACAATAGTTACTTTTGCTCCAGATATCCTGTTATGCAGTTCATCTAAGCCGCTGCCACCGTACCACTCTACAACTTGTTCGAGCGATGCGTTTTCGTGACTCATTGTTGAGGCTATCCAGTTTGTTTTAAAGTTTTGAATAATAACTGCTTCAAACTCTGTTTTGCTCGATGTCATTGTTCTATCCGTTGTATTTGTAGTTAATATCAGTCAGAATTTTAAATTGCTTGTCAGATACGGGTTTGCTTTTAAAGTCTCGACCCTCTTCCATTTCAATCAAAAGACCTTCAACAAAATCATGCTCCCATTGGTTGCTTTCTTCAATTTCAGCTAGTTTTTTCCTAAGCTTGTCTAACATTTTCATGATCTAATCCGGTTAGTGGTTCTTCTTGTACTCGCATATTATGCGCGCAATGTATTTGCTGGTTAAATCTTGCTCTTTGGCTATCTTGTCGTAAAATTTAAGCTTTGCGCCTCTCCATCTTTCCATGCGCCTGACTAACTTCGCGGCTGTAGTTCCTTTCAATTTTTTCTTGACCGCTACTCTTCGAGATATTTCTCTATCGTACTGACCCATTTCGGGTATTGCTGTGAGTGCGTGGTAGTTCATGATTGTATCCTAGTTAGTGGGTTGATGGCCGCGTTACAATGTAGCGGTATTCGCTGTCTCTCGATTTCCTAAACGTGTAGTTTGATCTAAAATGGTCTCCAAAGTCCTTGACTCCTGCCCTTTCATCGGCGAGATATTCCTCTGTTGTTAGGCCGCACTTCATAACGTTTTCGGTGCAATATTCTTCGACCTCATCCGCTGGTTTATCAGTCTTTATGGTGTATTCGTAAAAAGAATCACCGTATGCTCTTTTCTGTCCTGAGTGCGTGTTTACAACATTATAGCCATTTTCTTCGTGGTTAATTCTTTGTTTTTTACTCTCAAAAGGAAAATCCATAGTCATTACTCCGTAGTCTGTTGTATTAGTTTAATCCGGTCTCCGCATATGCAGTGCATGCCATTTACGCATTCTGCTTCTGTAACAGTTAACCCTCTAGAGCCACCACATCCCGTATCATACATTTCCAAATATCCGCAACTGAAACCGTTCGCAGTCCAAGGACACTCACCCACAAGGCGGTATTCAAGATAATTCTTTGGCTGATTCTCTGTAGCGTCGTACTCTGTCAGGGCGTACCCCGTTACCGCTCTAATATCGAGAGAATGAATAAACAAACTCTTTGGTGCGTCGCTCATGGTTTATCACCCCCAGTAATTCTATTGTCGTACTTGGAGCCAATTAGACCTCTAATATCGTCTATGGCTTCGTCAAGGTCGTACTCTTTGTTTAATATGTCTGCTAAAATTTCCTCAAGATAGCCCCAGCCAACAGCATGAAAATCATCGACAGTTATTTTGTTACTCATAATTCACCATGCTTAATATTATCCATAGGACACCTGAATATAAAAGCAACATCCGCGTTATCCCGCAACCACTCAATATCAGCACCCTCGCGTAAATTGGTGACAGTGTCTAGCTCTACTAAATCTGCGCTACCATCCCAATTAGCAATCCAATCGCCATACTGGACTTTACCGGAGTATATTTTTGTGTACCTGCTCTCGTCTAGTTGCTGATTACTCATGGATAATTACCCGCAACAAAGCCTGTAGCTCTAGTTCTAGGCTGGTCTGCTCTCTTCGTTTCGAGTTGTAGCTTGCTATAAGCCATTCCCGATTCGGTTGGTGTGATTTGTCTAGTGCGATCATTTACAATGGTTGAAATTATGAAACCGTTCTTGTTCAATCTAACAAGCATTTCTGATGCGGCGTTTTGCCAAACTCCAAAATAGTCTGCTATCTCTTGAACAATTGGATGATAGCCGTAATCTTTTTTGAAGTTAAAGATAAAATCTATGTAGCTTTGTTGTATTGCTGTCGGTTTCTTATTTCTCATAACGTAACTGTACCATTTAACATTGTTGATGTAAACATGTTTATTGATTGTTTTGTAATGACTTCTCAAGAATTCGCCTAAGAGCAGCAACATCATCAATCGCATGCCAGTATATTTGCTTTGATCTTGCTAGCAATCGTTCTTGATAAAAATTTAGCTGCATTTCTGTCTCTCTTGAGACCGGAGTATCTCCGCACTCCTCAATCACTCGGTGTAATTCCGCTCTAACTTCTATAAATAATTCATAACCTTCTTGGTCAAATATTTTTTGCATCTTAATGCCTCGTTTTATAATTTAGCTTTAATTAGTTTAATGTCGCCGGTCTCTAATACCAGCAATTCGTCAATAGAGTTTGGTCTACCAATATTGATTCTGTTGTCTGTTCCAATCCTGTACACCTGCCTGCACTTTTCAACATTGCCAACCGTTTGCGGCGGGTCAATCTCCAAGTTCTTAGACATGCGATCTAAATTGATGGCACCACGTAATATTTTCGAGTAATCGAATAAACCTGACTTGCTCACATACTGCACGTATTGTTTATTGAACCTTGCTTGCATAAATTTCAAATCATCCTCAACCATCATGCAAACATGCTGCCAGCCGCCCTCATTATCCACTATGGCATGAATAATCGCATCATCGAATATCACATCAGAATAATTACCAATCTCGCCTATTGCAGCGTATAGCTTTCTCCATGCAGCCCCTGCGCGTTCATCACCGCGCCCCTCAATCTGAGCAACCACATGAGCTGGCATTATCGGAAATTGTCCGTTATCGGTATCGTTTATGTGTAGCGTAATCGCTTTTTTGATCTGATCTATGTCATAACGAATTAATGCGTTAAACATGATCTTCAATCCTTCTTTGGTTACTGGTCTTGCGTATTCCTCACGGACTGCTTTCCAGATTCTACCAAATTCTGCTTTATCTGAATTATTCATTAATGAACGCCTCCAGCGCGTGGTCACTGCCATATAATTTAATTTCATCGTTCCATAATTCACCATTCAGCCATGTGGTCGCGTGAGGTATGAATTTTGGGTTATCCCATTTTTTATCAATCTGGTTTTTTAAGGAAATCATAATATCGGTGAATGTTATCTCGTTGTTGCATTTGCTATCAAACTTGTCTTTTGCTTTTTTCTTACCCTCACGCCTTGGATATAATTCCCAAAATTCATTAAACGATTTATTTTTGTCAAAGCAAACCGTTTGTGGGATGTCAGTTACAGTTTCAGATACAGTTTCAGTTATAGATACAGATACAGTTATATAGTTCGTAACGCTTTCTAAACGGTTACGAAACCCTTTACTAACCCATTCACTTAACAACAATATTTCAGCTAACTCTTTGTAATATTTAAACTTTTTTGGAATATCATTAAATAGCGTCTCTGCTCCCTTAGCTTGATTTGTGTTTTGTAATCGATGCTTGATTAAATGCTTTGGTAGTAGCATTATTTCTAGGTCGTAGTCAACCATTACGAAACCCTTATCAAACAGCTTGCGAAGGGTTTGCCTGACCTTCTTATCTGACCATTTTATATCCGCTACAATATACCCTAGAGGCAAATGAAAGCACCCGATCATATTTTGATGACCGCACGTTTTTAGATAGAAAAATAGTAGTTTTGAATCATCATCCAATGACTTAAAAACAGCGTGTCTCCATATCGCGTTGTCAATTGTTCCGTATTTACTCATAAACCCTCGCTTAAGAATTTGCTTGTTAAATTAAGAAGTGCGCGGAAGCTGGCAAGCGTTTCCAATTTTCGGGTTATCACCCTATCCGCACTGTGTAATTGTACCCCTTTTTGCATTGATTGTCATATAGTTTGTGGTTATGGCTTATTTGATTCGTTATAACTTTGGGTTATCGTAAAATGATAAAGCATTCTTTCTCAAAGCATTAGCCGCATATTCAAGATCATCTGCAACCGCTAGCATATCCCTTGCTGATTCCTGAACGTCGCACACAGTGAAGCTCATGCCTCTCTGGTCGTGGGTAAATTCAACGCTGTACACTACCGGATTTAGCTCTAGGCGTTTCTCGGTTAGGTTAACGACTTGTTTATTGTTCATGGTTCTGTATAGTTTTTAGTTATAGGGGATTAGGTTTTAATTTGTTCTCTCTGCATTTTTATGGACTGTATTATATTCCTTAATCTTTCTTCACAATGTGCTGAATTATTGCTTAACAAATCATCTCTAGCGGCGATCAAGTCCATCATTATCATGGCTAGAAGCTCATCGTGTGAATCTTTCAATTCATCAATTTGTAATTCGTCCATACTCATCGTTTAGCCTCTATTGATTTGATTATGCTGTGCAGTTCTATAATTAAAAGAGGGTTTTTCATGCTGATCGATTCTTTAACATTATTTATTTTATCAATAATCTCCTGACGTTCAGCGTCTAGCTGTTCGGGTGTTGATGCTTTACCGTTTAACGCATCACAAACCAACCGTGCTTGTTTTTCTTGCATCGGTATGTTTGATACTCCACCAGTGCCCAAGTTAATTACTGGCAACAGCATTAACTCATTGCAGGTTCGCACAATATTCGAGAAATCATCTAATTTGAATTTATCACTCATACAGACACCGCCAGCTTGACAAGGTAGACGTGCAGTAGCCATATTAAATAAAACCATCCCCACAACAAACCGACCACAGCAATGAGTGCAGCACTTACTTTTAAATAATAATATATCTTCATACAAACCCCAAAAATATTGAAATAACTGTGCCGATCATAAGACCAGCAGCAAGTGCAATGATTAGAGTTATTGTGTAGCCTATCGTTAGCCCGATTCTGCGCAATTCTTTGCTTGGTGTTTTTGTTTCAGATTGGTTGAACAAAAAGTATCCGTTATTATCCACGGTAAAATTTATGTCACTATCCTCTATACGCTGATCTATGGGGGTTTTTGATTGTTTTTGTATGTTCATCTTCCTAGCTCACTAATTAACTGTTTGACGTTCTTGATTTTTGTGCAATCTGCTCTATACGCTTTCACTGCATAATTAGCTGCACGTATTTCACAACGGTGTAACTCAGTATCAACAGCCGAATAATCAGCAAAACTTAGCTTATCAACCAAGAGTCTATGCAGTCCCATTCGAGTGACTATTACGCCCTCGCTTGCAGCTTCCCATATTAAATCTTCTTTCTTCATAACGTAGCCTGCATGTAGCATGTCTTTTGTAGGGTGTTCATGTAGGGTAGTTTAGCTCGTCAAGTTTGTCGGAAATTTCTCTTAGTTGATCTGCTTCAATTCTCCATATAACGCTATCAAGAGACCATCCGTCATCACCTTTAGCCAGCATTGCTAATGATCCTATTCTATTTGGATTTCCGCATCGCATCGAGCCAATGACGAATATTGATTCTGAATCTCCATGCCGTCTATATTTTAGCTTATTCACAACACGGCCTCTAACGCGCTGTAAGCCATCCAAACAGGCAGGGACAGCAGAGCAATGGCGGTTATTAATAATCGTTTGTAGCTCATTTTGTGGCCTCTAAATCGTTTAATCTGCTAGCTATTATCTTTCTCAATACGCACCGAGTAACAATGTTTCTTGATAGCTCATATTCAATGAATAATTCCCCTATGGTCTTTCTCATTGTGATTCCTCTAAGTCGTTAAATAGTACGCTCTTATCTGTAAAATTATCGATATTTCCAACACGCCTTTTATACCAACTTCCGCCATAAACTGCGATTGCACCACAACCACACCACGCAAGATCGTACTGGTTCATTGATCTCATCGTGTCACCACAACCCACACACTCGACCGCATTAATCCAAATGTCACCAATTTTAGATTTGCGCCTTGTTTCAAGCGGAGTGTCTATGTCTGTGAAGTCGTGATAGTCAACTGTATGCATTACAATTCCTCAAGTTGCTTGTTTCGTTTGTCTCTTAGTGCGCGCATGTCGCCAAGCTTGTACGTGTTTTTCTTGCCCTGTGAAACACCGTCCCTATGCCCTGATACAGATAATTCGCCACCCATAACTAACATGCTAACACCACTCTTTTGCGAAAAATTAAACATTTGCATAACGTCAATAGTGTCTAGCAAAAAGCTATCTGGAAAACTGTCGTAGCATTCAGGGATGTTAACCGGATGTAAATTGTAGTGCGCTTTCATTATGTAACCTCGATAAATGAACCGAGACGAAGCTAGGAGATACAAATGAGGTTGGCGCTCCGCCTCGGTTCATGTTCTGTTGTTGTGAATTGATGCTACTTCTAGCAATGTTTCGTATAGAGCTATAAATTTAATTGACGGTCTAAGACCTACACTAATATAAGATTTATTTAAAGTCGGATGTTGTCGAATATTCACCATATCCTCAATCGACCCGCCTGTACAGAACGCATCAGCCACACTTTGCAATGATTCATCGCCATCAATAAGTGAATTAAATTTATCGATAAAGTCTGTTAGCTCGTGGCTATCAACACTCATCTTGATTGTTAGTTTTTTGCTGTTCATGATTGTGAATATATATTGTTATACGATATAACAACATCCTGATCAGCGGCTACCTTTATAAGTTTTTCCGCTAACTTCGGACTAATAGAATGTCGCCCTTGTTCGATATGCGATATATTGCTTTGCGTTAGGTCTAATTTAGCCGCTAATTCAGACTGAGTTAAGCCTAGTAATTCTCTAATGTTTTTAATCATTCTCACACTATATTACATCCGCTAATGTATTGCAAGCGGTATGTTTTAAATAAATATTAGAATATGTGTTGCAATAATGAATTACATTTGCTAATATGTGTACATCGAATAACGAACGGTAGCGAGCAAATGAGCAAGACCATACAAAACTATATCGACAAACACCCCGATAAGTTTATCGAGTGGTGGAATGAAGACCACAACGAGAGAGGTCTTGATTACTGGGTGTCTATACGGTCGCCGTTCTTTAACCCATTGAAAGAAACACAAACCATCCATACTGATACCGTGGCACAAGCATTGCAACAAATGCGAACGGTAATAAAAGGCAAGTATAACGGGCATTGTTGGGAATCAATCTAACCACATCAAATATACGAATCAGGAATTAAGAAATGAAAGAATCACACATTAAGTTGATTAAAAGCAAGCTACCAGAAATACAGACATTCGTAAGCGACGAGCTTTCAAAGAGAGGCATTCATGCCGATATAATTAAGTTTGCTCTGGTAGATAACATTATCTTATTGGAAACCGAAAAGTTTCAGACATCGCCAGTTATGTTTAAGGATTTAAACGTTGCTAACTTTGGCGGCTCCATTAAGGTGAGTGACGATGGCGAGAAGATGCATATCTGGATTCCTGTTTCATACGATTATGAATATTTTGGCAGTGGTCACAATAGTACAGATATATTTAGTGTTAGCGTGACAATTGATATTGCATTTAGGGCGCACAAGCCAGAAATGAACGCAAGCTAACCATATAAATAGGTGAAACAAATGAAGAGTTACATTAGCCGTTTAAAAAAGATACGAATAGATATAGCGGAAAAACGCAATAACTTGAGAGACTTGATCGCGGACATAGAAAGTGAATACGATGCAGTTGATAGCTCTTATGAAGATGTGTCAGACGCTATCTCAAGTTTAGAAAACGCTGCTGATCTTTTAAGTCAACATCAATAGGTGGAATAAATGATCAACAAGTTTAGAGAAGTGGTTTTAGATGCTGCTGGTGATAAAACCGAAGTAGTAGCGACTAATTCTAGCGGTACGATTCACATAGTTGCTATTGACCACATCATAGAATATCACTTAGAAGATGCAGCCGATCTAGTAATGGCAATAACCCGCGCAATGGCTGTGGCTGGGGGTGATAAGTGAGTAATTTAAGGGATAGGATATTAACTGTAGACCGTGATTTCACTAAGCGTTTATTAATTGACGAGATAGAAAATAAAGTCCATGAAGCATTAGGGCTATTGAAATCTAATAATGTGTCTCAGGTTGCTGAAATTGACGATGCAGTGTCTGTCCTTGAAAAGCTATCTAAGGACTTGTACTAATGACTAGACCAGAACCAGACGAGCATGAGATAGACGTTCCACCATACACTCCAGATATGCTTATGGATGCTATAGCCGCGAATGTTGATCTGTATAGTGATCAATTTATCGAGCTAGCAAAGATTAAATATGATGGAAAAGATAGCGCTAAAGCTCAGTCGTTAAACCACGCAATTCTATTCTGGAATATTGTAAACGACTCAATCAAAGACGCAGAACAGACCGCAAGCGATCACGCACGGGCTTTACACCACGAGGTAAATGACAAATGAAGCATATATTTAAGTATCCGTTAGATGGACGCAACCAAGTAATTGATTGCGCAAAAGGAATCAAGTTTTTATCTGTTCAAATGCAAGACGGAATACCGTGCATTTGGGGTGAGTTCGACGCAAATGAGACTAAGACTGTATCAGCAAGATTCGCTATAGTTGGCACTGGGATGGATTTGGATATTGGTGATATGAAATACCTTGGAACATGTCAGCATAATTCCAGAGCGTTTCACGTTTACATTCAAACACGAGGTAAATGAGAAATGAGTGCTAGTAACTGGGGCGCATGTCCTGAATGTTTAAAACGAGAGGTGCGAAAATGTAAGGATTTAATAGATTCTGTTAGCAACGCTTACGCAGCCGTTTCAGAGGAAGAATATTTAAAGATGAGAGATGAGGCGCTTTCCACCAGCACCGAAAAACATGAAGATACGCTTAGAGAAGATTATGAGATAGGCGTAGATAGCAATGGGGAGTTTACGATTTATTATAGATGCTCGTGCGAAAAGTGTGGTTTCGAGTTCAACTTTGAAGAACGCAAAATGGTAACAGAGGATAAATAAATGATAACTAGAAGATATTTTATGAGCGGCAAGAAAATACATAGCGATGGAGCAGGCGGTTATTCGTTTGCATGTTGCGCTAGTTCACATAGGTCTTGGTTTACAGACACAACAGCGGCGTTTGATGCTTGTCTATCTGAGCTTAACGACAAACTGGAAAACGATCAGGGAAATAAAGTAATGGTTGAGTCATTCAACAGGATATAGAAATGAAATACTACGACATTACACAAATGACTGCACAAGAGGTGTTTGATGCTTCGGTATCGCATGTTATTGAGCAGGGTGAGCAGAGTAGAAATGCAGGAGTGTGCAAGTATAGGTCTAAAGATGGATTGCTTGTCTGTGCTGCTGGAATATTCTTAACAGACGGTGAGGCAAGGGCAGCAGACGAAGTAAGTGCGCTTTGGGTTAATTTGTATGGTTGCGAAGGTTGCGTATCAATGTTCCCGCGTCTAAAAGGATCGTATGACCGTCTGATTAGGGGGCTACAAAGAGCGCATGACGACAGTCAAAAAGGAAAAAGGTTTGTGGATGACTTTATATTAGATGTCAAGCTACTAGCAGTATCTCACAATCTGGAGTGGAACCATGAGCGAGCATAAAACAAAACGATTCCACCCTATTTTGATATTCATTTTTGCATTGATACTTGGCTTTGTATTGGCAAGCTTCGCGCTTACCTTAATAAACTCAACTTCGTGCAAGCTGCAAGCTAATGAAACCTACTGCTACCACGCACCTACAGATAGGCTTTACACCGTTGATAAGGCGGTGAAGCCATGAGCATAATTAACGATCAGTTTAATAACCTTCCGATAGAAGTCAGAAAAATAGCCGGCAATTCCATTCTGCAAAGACAAATACTTGATTATCGAATTGAACTTGATCGAGCAAAACGTGCGCATAGAAAGCACTTAAAAGATATTAGAGAGCATCTTAAAAGTTGTGAGGATGCTATGGATAGAATAGTAATAGGATTAGAGGCCAAGGCCGTAGCGGAGGGTGAGTGATGTACCACAAATCAACCGACATAAATTCTGCGCACGCGTCTTTTGTTAATGACGATGACGGTAGCTGTGTTGAGGTGTTGGCTTGGGATAATTTGAATACTATCGACATAGACACTTATTATATAGGTAAACATTGCGCGTCTTGCGCAACACTAACGATAGACCAAGCCAAACAACACATTAAACATCTACAGGAAGCTGTAGCAATAGCGGAGAGTACAAATGAGTAAGTCCAGAGAAATGCTAGAGGCTGAGATTGATGATCTTGAAGATGACCTGACAAGCGCTGAAATGCGCGTTAAAGGTCTTGAGTTTTTACTGTCTTACGCAGAGCAAGAAATATCCGATCTAAAACAGTATATAGACGACGGTCTGGAGAATTCAGAATGAACCTTAACGAATGCCGCCGAGCCTTCGATCACATGAATTTCAAAGCACAGCGTGAGAGTGACTACCTAACCGACCAGATTACGATTAGGCAGAATATGAACGAGCTACAAATTAACAGAATTAGGCTAGGACATGAGGCTGAGTATTACAAGAGGCTAACCAACAGCTCTCTAATGAACATTAGGCCAACTGGATCGGATGGTGCAGGTATTGTGCATCGAACTTTATCAATTGGCGACGAATCAAAAATTAACATCGGTTATGTGATAGCAGGTTTTTGCTTACTCGCTGTGCTGGTGTTGTGTATCGGACTTTGAACCAATAACCGGAGAATTGAATTATGACCACTAAACAAGAAGAAGCAAGATATGAACAAGAACACTTGCAGAGATGGGCTAGAAAAGAATGGGCTGTTTACAATCCGCACTATAAACCACAGAGTGAATTGCCAAACATATTTGGATTTAATAACTCGACAGCGTTCTCCTCTAGAGGTTTTTTGAGCGCCGTTCTGGTAGCAGAGGACGGCACTGGTCTAGGCTCTCACGCATGTTCTAGCGAGGCTTATATGCCATCAGACTTAGGTGTGCTAACAGGATCAAGACCTGATAGGCATGAAGATTTCAAAAAGCACTATCCAGACGGTTATAAGATGTCTTTCACTAGCCACATTGATGTTTTGCAGCACAAAGGAATAACTAAAGCGTTTGAACTTAATCAGGAACGACAGGATAAGAAGGATAATGAAAACAAGATCACAAACTAAGTACATAGCCACAGCTTGCTTGATGTTTTGCATCGCAATCCCTATGATAATTAACGACTTGTACAATCACTGTGAGCCGATGCGTCACTTTGAAGGGTGCAATATTAACAAGGTGATTGCATGAAAACGCACGTTGATGTTTTGCGTCATATGATGATTGGTCTAACTCTGGAATCAAAATCAGACAAGGGCAATTACTATGATAAGCAGCTTATAGACAGACGCAAGAAATCATTACTGTACGCAATCAAACTAATAGAGGCCAACAATGTACCAATCACAGAATAAAAAGGTCAGGGCGCATCTGGAACTAGGCGAAACAATTTCGACTTGGCAGGCAATTCGCTGGTGGCAGATAACTAGGTTGAGTGCGAGAATTTACGACCTGATCAATGACCATGATATGAACATCGACAAGAACACAATCAGAAACGGGCGTAGTCACTATGCTGAATATTATCTAGTTGAGGAATCATGAACGCAGACGAGCATCACCAGCAAGAATTAGAGCATCGCGAATGGGAATTCCTAACCCCAGATCAGCGCGCAATGTGGAATAGAGCGCCAGCAGTTGAGGCGGAATGTAAGCAAATATTATCGGAGATTAAGAATGTTTCAAAAAGCAACCAGACAAAAATCTAAATTACGGCTATGCGTTTCCGGCCCCAGTGGGTCAGGTAAGACTACGGGTGCGCTACTATTAGCAGACGCAATCAAATGTGATGGTAGGGTGGCTCTCGTTGATACAGAGAATGGCTCAGCTTCGTTGTACGCGAACAAGTTTGATTTCGACGTATTGAATATGGAGCCTCCGTTTAACCCTGTTCGGTTCGTTGAGCTAATTAAGTCAGCAGAAGAGTCGGGCTACACTGTAATAGTAATAGATTCAGCCACCCATGAGTGGGACGGAGCTGGTGGCTGCCTAGAAATGAATGAGCAGACAGCGAGGGCTAAGTTTAGAGGTAATACTTGGTCTGCATGGAGTGATACAGCCAAAGAGCATCAAAAATTCATCGATGCAATTGTGCATAGTTCATCGCACGTTATTTGTACAGCTAGAAGCAAAACAGAAACGGCTCAAGAAGGTAAAAAGATAATGCGACTGGGAACCAAGCTTGTGCAGCGCGACAACTTCGAGTATGAGTTTACGCTGGCTCTCGATCTAGTTCATGATGGCCATTACGCCAACGCAATTAAAGACCGGACTGGGATATTCGCAGACAAGCCACCGCAGCCGATAACGAGGGAAACTGGCGAATTAATATTGTCTTGGCTTAATGACGGTAAAAGCACAGAGGAAGTATTGATTAGCTTCATTGCTGATATGTCTAGGGCGCAGGACATCGAATCATTAACATCAATTTACAAGTCCGGCTCTGCTTCACTAATAGGCGATAGTGACTCACTAAAAAAACTTAAGGATGAGGCAACTAAAAACAAATTAAAGCTACAACCAGAGGAAACAACATGATATTCCTAGATATAGAAACACTACCAACCAGCGATCCTGTTATCATTGAGTCGATCAAAGGCAATTTAAAAGCGCCATCGAATTATAAAGACCCTGAGAAAATAAAAGCGTACATTGATAATAGTGTAGATGGTGCGATTCACAAAACAGGATTATCTGGATTGTTTGGCAAGGTTCTTTGCGTTGATGTTGTTGAAGACGACAGCGCAGATCATCAAATGTTTTATTTAGATGATTATGATAGCGAGAGGAATATGTTAAGCGAGCTTAGAACGATGCTATGCTCAACCAATGTAGCGTCGCAACATTATTGCGCAGATACACTAGTCGGCCATAACATACTTAATTTCGATGTGCCGTTTTTATCTCAGCGCATGATGATTAATGGACTTAAACCATTATTTAGGCATGGGGTTAAGCCATGGGATTTGCCGGTTGACGATACAATGTTGATGTTTGCTGCCGGCACTAAGAGCATGTACTCGCTTGCTAATCTATGCCTTGCATTTGGCGTACAGTCGCCTAAAAGCAATCTAAGCGGTGATATGGTACATCAAGCATACTTAGACGGTAGACACGACGAGATTAAGCAATATTGCGCTGATGACGTGAATGCCACCAGACAAATATATAACGCGATGGTGAAGTAATGGCACATTTTAAAATAGACGATACACACAGACTTAAAAGCGGATCACACCAGTGGAAGTTACAACTAAAATCTGTTAATAAAAACACAGGCGAGACTGCTTGGCAATCATTCAGATATTATACTACGATAGAATCAGCGGTAATTGGATGCTATGCGTACTTCCAAAGACAAAGCGACGCTGATAATGTGTTGGACTTTATGAACGATTCCAAAGAATTACTTAATAAGTTCACCGCGATATTGTCACCAAAGTTTAACGTAGATGAAAAGTAATGCGCGTAACGAATCAAGACACGATCAAGAAACAAACTAAGCGCCAGCAACGCATGCAGGTAATAATGCCGATAATGAAAAAACAGATTGAGATTGATGATGGATATTAAAAATTATTTATTTAAAGGTTTCAAAGGCTGCTCTAACCGAGATTGCATAATCAAAGACTCACAGGGCGTTTGCACAAACGGTACATGCTCGTGCTTAAAAGACATGAAAAGAGGTGAGTTGAATATTGTGTCTCAAAGGTTAGGTAGCCTCATAAAGGAATTAAAATAATGAACACATCAAAACTAATCGACAAAGCGATATCAGACATAAAAGATTGCGCAATGCACGAAACCGGAAACTATCCTATCGTGGCTAGCGAGTATGTGCGTATAGTTGAGGATAGGTTAGAGAAATTGAAACTTGAGATTAACGAGGTGAAACTATGAGGGATATTAAATTTAGGTACGTTTGGAAAAATCGGACAACAAATAAAATGACTATTATTGTTTTCGATCTTCAGGAAATATACTCAGGAAACGCAGTCAATGACTTTGATTATGATTGGAAAGTTAAATACGAATTAGTGTCTGTAGACCAATGCGTCGGACTAACAGACAAGAAAGGGGGTCAGGTTTATGAGAGGGATTTTGTTTTAATAGATGGCGATGAACGTAAATTTCGCATTAAATGGTTTGACGATATGTGCTTTGGTTTTTCTGATGCGAGAAACGATTATATAAAAACGTCCTATGAATGCTATGACACAATGCATGGCTTTCCTACAGACGATATGATTGAAATAATCGGAAATACCTACGAAAACCCTGAGCTACTTACTGATACCGGCGCATAATCTTAAGCCCGTTATTGATCACGTTAAAATGATGCAAATGTCCGTTGTTGGGTGCGCCGAAATATTGTGTTAAATGCAGAGCATCAGCAATCCTCAGCGGGTGATTGTCCTTGAATTGAGACATGAACGTGTTGATGTTGCGTATGGCTTGAATGACGCTTTGATTATTAGCCATCGCCCACATTTTAATATTACGATTCTGGTCTATCCATTTATTCGCGGATAGTCCGTTAATGTCGAATGGCTTACCTTTCTCGCCAAGCGTGTGGTATAGATCACTGGTGGGTACTTGGTGTGTTATGCAGCGAGACGTAATATATTCTGTAGCGCCATCTGAGTTTTGTTCGTTCCATGTGTTTCTGGTCAGGTACAAAGTAATATTGCTGGCTGTTGCGCCATCCTTTAAAGCCCTTGAAACATCGCCGGTTGTGCCGCCAATAATTAAAGCTAGCTTGCCTTTCTTTGACTCCGACACAACAAATTTAGATAGCGCAGATTTACCCGCACCGCCTTTGCTAGGATGCCCTTTTAGTATTGGAACATCAAGTTTTGCAGCTTCCAATAGCTCTGAAGGAATTGATGTGTAATTCTTGCCCTCCGTCTGACTACATCCTATAGCCAAAGGTTTTGAGTTGTAATGAAACATCAAAGCTATCTGAGCGCCAAAGTCCTGCGATGAATCGGGGTCTCCCTTGCTCATATCGCGCAGGGATGGGTTAAAGTCGTTTATAGTTATGTACCTACCAATGGGCAATTCTGGCTGGCTGTCGGGCACGTCAGGCGGGTATAGTTCTTTCCACAACACGCATACTTTCCTACCCTCGTTGCGACCCCATTCTTGGTAATGTCTTTCTGGATTGTCTTTGTACGACGATCCAGCAACGTCTTTATGGTCAACTAAATACTGTTCTTCACAAGTTAAATCACGTTGCCACTCCTTACAAGCCTTGCGACCCTCTGAGCGTCCGTGAGTATCATAATGCTCTTGTGGCTTATCGCCGTAATATTCATGTCTAGCAACGTCAGGATAGCGCTTTAGATACTCTGTTTGACAAGTCATTTCACGACCTCGTTCATTAGTTTCTCAACTTCTCCCAGTGTGCCAACCATGACGAACGATTGAAAATCATAACGCCCTTGAGTATTACCCCTGCGCCAAGCTGAATTCCATTTAGTGATGCGCTCTTTGGTGAAATTAGCCACGGTGTACGTTCGCTTCCAATCATCGCCGCCACGCGGCACGGTATAAACTCCAATCGCATGCTTACCATCTGCGGTTGCCGAAACAATAGGGGTTTTGCTATTCGCTCGATTAGCGTCAGGATGGTTAATCATCTTCTTGACTTTAACCAGCTTGCCCTTTTTGAACTTATAGAACGTGTTGAACTCAGGCAGCGTGTAACCCGTCAAAACTTCGAACTTATATGACGGGTAGATTTTATCTAAAGTGAACGATACGCGGTAATCTATAAGCCCTGCTTTGATTATTTCGACCCGCTTGCTGTGTATTACACCGGACGTATTGCGGCCTTTGTAAGGTTTGAAGTATGCCATCTGGCATTGGGTTTCGAGTATATTATTATCGGTTCTTATTCCTTTTAATATTGAACTTGATTTATTCGGTATCGTTCCATCCGTAGCATGCCAAGCGCCGCACTCAGTGGGGTTCTCGACTTCCTTTTGATTTGGATCGTTGGGTTCCCCAGCTGATTGTATTTGCTGTCCGTGGTCGCTTACTGTGAGTCCTCTGGGGTCGCTTGGAAGTATGTTGTAGGCATAGTCCATGCCTTTGTATTTTAGTGATCCTATGCCGCCAGCTAGATAGTCATATGCGGTTATTTGTACGCCGTGATTGCTGATTGTCCATTGTGTTGTAGCCATGATTTGCTCCTTTTAAATAGTTATAGTGGGCTGGGCGTTAATCCAGCTACGTGAGCCTTGATTCTATGCTCTGCCTCCTGTTAACCACGAATTCATTTATTAGAAAACAACTCTAACCGTGCAAGTGAGTCTCTCTATAATCAAGGTTATCGTGCTTCTACGTTACGCCGAGATTGCTAAACGCTTTCAGCACCGCCACTATAGCCAATGATAATACCATATTTAACGTTTTATTTAAACAATAAAAAAGCGCCAACTGGCGCTTGATTAGTCCAGACCATTGACGTGATCCGAAAAACAATAACATGCCACGTTACACGGACGATTAACACTTAAGATAGGTAACTTAATGAAAGTCAAGGCTGTTAATGTCTTGTAAGCATACCATATTACCGCCAAACTTGCCACCACTTCCGGTTTAGTTTCTTTTGAGTCTTTGCGTTTCGCAAAATATCTTTGTATAAAACTCCACGCTCGATTACACATATTGAAATAACATGTTGATAATCTCTGTCTGTTGGATTGTCTGGCAATGTTAGAAATGTTGGTTTAAGAGATGGTAGTACAGTTTGATTAATCTTGCTCGCGCTGCACCCGTTCAAGCCAATCATTATTAAAAGTACCATCGTCAATTGCTTTGTTAGCGCGTACTTGCTCATGTCTTGCCTCGTTTATTTTTTGTACCTTGTCGGCGGATGCCGTTTGGATTATGTTGCAATCCTTGACTAAGTGCCGTTTATCCATCCAGCTTCTAAAATCATTGAATCCATACAATATGATTCCTAGATAAATTATTGTTGCCAAAGGATTGCGTTGCCCTCCTGTAGTGAATAGAGAGTTCCATCGGCGCGTTAACCATGCTGTCATTATTTTACTCCGTTGTGTTCAAGGCTGTAGTGATTTCCATCATTAAACCGACCGCCCCATGTGCCACCTATCGATTCCCAATACAAGCCTAGTGGTTCATGTGATTTAGTAGAGGTTAGGTATCGCCCGTTTTTGAATAGGTTTAAATCCTGAGCCAAAGCTATTAGATGGTTGCTTTTCTTATGCCCTCCGTCGGCTTTATTTGCAGCCTCAGACGCGAACCCGCGCCCCAGTGTCAATTCATAGCCGAGTATCTCTGCTTGGTGTATGAGCCTACCTAGCATCCTGACAAATAGGCTTTGTTTCTGTCTTAGTGTCACCAGATACCCCGCCGCCCCTGCTGAATGCTGCGCCTCGTGATAAATATGCCTCTAGCCAAAACAATGATTGTAGTTGAGCAAAGGAGTATGTCTTTAAGTATTTCGTCAATTGTCGGTGAGTGTTCGAACACTATTGTTGCTGATACGAACATCAATATTGTTAACGACCATAGAACATAGCCGAATATTTTATTGCTGTTTCTGAATGCTGTACCGGCGCTGACACCAAGGAGCAGAACGCAAATGAATTTGATTCCGATTGAAAAAGTGTAGAGAGTCATTCTTTCACCCATTTAAATTTATAATCAAGTAAAAATCTGGATACATTTTCACTCATGAATGAGACTGAAAAAGCTATCCCGCATTTAACCCAAGTCTGGCTCACGTTGGGTGAGTCTATGAAATTGTATAGATATTCCCATCCGACCATCGCGACTAAAAACCCCGCTATCGTTCCAAAAACAATAGGGAATAGTGACGCTCTAAACGTTACTTTTTCGTTGTGTGAGTAACCGTATATAATAAATGAGATAGCGCCTATAAGCCCAAATAACGCGGCCAAATAAGTGTCCGTCGCCGCAACCGTAACCGCTCCAGCTACACCCGCCGCCGTCGATGTAAATTTCATGTTTTCTTCCTAACGCAGTTAATTATTATGCGGATAATGTCTTTAATGGTTATCCCCTCGTAAATCATCACGAACCAAATCCATGCCATAACCTCCGCCACGCCAATTGCTGCGAATATCAAATATACTGTTTGCTGATCCATAGATGCCTATCCAAATTATTATAAGTTGTAGCGTTAAAAGCAAAATGTTAAGAACCCAATAAGGCTCTAAACTGATTAACCCCAGCATAAACGATATCGCTACCGGCTCCCTTAATATGTAAATAAATCCAATTGCATAATTGTCCTTATTGTCCACAAAACCTATCTTATCGAATCGGACAATAGATATAAAAGCGCAAATAGGCAATACCAACACATGCATCCAAACAGCATCGATATGAGTAAAATATTTTATAGAAAATAAGCTAACAAATAAGGCAATAGATAACTGCCTGTTTGTAAACCACGATAACGCTATAGTCACCATAACCAACACTGTTACAGTGTTTGTAACTATCGCGCCATCGTAAAACAAATTCATCTTTTTGTGCCAGCTCCGAATTGCTCAAAGTCTGCATCAGTAATTGGCTCATAACCAAGCTCTAATAATTTATCAGCAAGGCTTTTATGTACTGCTCTAACTCGCTGAATGCCGCCCATAATGTCGAATATTTCTTCGCGCTCTACAGTAACGTCGTATTGATTAACGGTCTCACCAAGTTCCTTTAAATCCTCAATGGTTTGCTGCAAGCACTCTTGAGCTTCCAATAAGCACTTGGTAGCCTTGCGCTCTGCTTTTTCAAGCATATAGCCTGTTTTAATCGCGCTTAATGGGGATGGTTTTGGTGACATGGTGTTACCTGTTTAGTCTAATATTAAGTTTGTGATGGGGATTATAAAAGGGGTGTTTAGATCAATGTCATTCTCTATCTGATTATTGCAATCGCGTGATTTAATATTCAGTAGGCTTAGCTTCTGCGTGAGTTTAGCATGACATCCGCCTTCATCGAACGCAAACATGTAATATGGCACTCCAGATACTACGCTTGAAAATGAGATATGCACATGTCCGGCAATTATTGCTATCAATGATTCTTTGTTTGATTCTATTGCTTGATAAATGTGGTCGGCTAACGGAATAGCGTATTCTCGACCGTCCGGTGTTTGGTAATACGCGCTTTGCCAGCCAGTAGCCCTGAGCGGTACATGAAACATTAGAATGAAATTCTTTTTATCGGATAAAGTCTGGTTTAACCACGCTATATCATCGTCGCTAAATGCCTGTCGTGTAATACCATCAAGACTTGGAAATGATCCGACGATTGGAGTTAGCCAGATAAGATTAACTTGACCCCATCCCATAACGCCACGGCTTGGCATGCCAGTATATTCAACAGCATCAATTAAGTTATTCTCACCTGCGCCAAAATCGTGGCCTACTCCATAAGAATAGTTAAATGTCTTATCGCCCATCATAGCGTTAAATATATCGAACTCGCTATTACGATAATCAACAGAACCAACCCTGATAGGATTGTCTAAAACATTATCAACAACATCGCCCACGATAAAATAATCATTCACGCCGCAGTTCTCATCTAGCAGCGTTTGAAATTCCTGATTCTTTTCCGTGAACCTTCCTTCATCGCCAGATATATGTATATCGCTTGTAATGATTAGTGACCCAGCGTGTGTCCATTGAGATATTAATAATAGAAATACAACCCTCAATATCATCCTATTACCTCTCTATACGCCAATCTAAATGATGCCAGCGTAACCACTGTGCCTCCATCAAATGTAGCTATATATGGCTTTATTTCCCAATCACCAGACGCGTTCAACTCTGAACCAGTCAACTTAAAACAAGTACTAACAGGAACAGACATTCCCATGTTTACATCAGTCGGAAATAAATAGCCCCCACCTTCTATTGTTTCGCCTGTAGCCGTGTACACAGATGATGAATTTTTGTAATAAGCTCTAACTCTTGACCTGAACGATTGACCGCTCGCATTATTTGCAGTATTGAACTCTGCATACGGAGTTAGTAGCAGCCTAGAGCCGGTAAGGGTCTGTTGGATCGTTGCAGATAATGTAGAGCCAGACACAAAGGTGGTCGTTGTATGCCCGCTTGTTAGCGTTCCGAAGCTTGTCACTATGTCGTCTTGTAATGTCCTAACGCCATCAGAAGCATGAGACCGCGTACCGTAAATAACAAGATCATCTAGTGATGCAGACTCATTCCATGCGATTGCAGCTACTCCAGATGTTGATGATATTGTAGTCACTCTAGTGATTGAATTATCCGACGTGTTATAAGTTCCAAAAAATGTCTCGGATGCATTCGCCTCACCCGCATTTTGTGGGTTGCGGTATCTAACTGTAACATCACATGGCTCTGTGTCTGGGTCAGTTACTCCGGATGATATTGCTAGCGCTGATTTAATCGTTTTAGCGCCACTCACAGCACCACCCAACATAAACTTAGTCCCCGTAGACGTGTAGCGAGTAGCTTCTTTTGCGTTAGTTAGTATATGTCCAGCCATAATCTAGTTCCACTCGTGCGCTTCTTTAAGCGTCAATTGCGTTGTGTTTCTGTTGAAGTGATCGGGGGTTCTTTTAGTGTGCTTAAAATTAGCTAAAAAGTATTCCGATTGATCGGTTGCGGCAACATCGCGCTGATAAAAACAATACCCATCACCAAGCAGATAATCAAGATATTCAGCATCTTTGATCTGTTCGTCTGTTTGTGATTCAACTGGTAAATTATCAACGCGAAGTGAATTTAACTTGTTTTGATAGTGACTGTTTGCTGTATTATTTTCAGAGTACTTATATGAATTATCAAGCGTCGCGCCGTATGAATAATTGAGGTCAGGCCGGTATATTTCTACACCGAAAAACACCCCACGAACATCTAAGCGTTGACCGATAAACGAATCGCCAGTTGTGGCGACAAGCGAGGCATTATCAAATTCAAACTCACCCGTTTGTCCAGAGTCATAAATAAATGTTAAATACTCCAAATTGACACCCGATAAAACACTAAAATTAACAGATAACGTAGTCCCTATATCGCCTGTAACCGCAGTATCAGAAAGAGATTCACCGCCAGCGATGGTTGACCCTATTCGATAATCACCCAAATCCTGTGTTACAATATTAAACCCACCTATAACATCAATTGAAAATGTAAAGTCTTGCGCTGACTGAGTAGTGAATCCAAGCTGTTGATGCCAGCTTACATCCCCCCCCGTAGAGTAAGATAGTTTTTTTGTGACGTTGCCCGTTCCGTCTGTTTCGTTTGTCGCCGTTGAGCCTCCTGCCTCGCTTTTAGTCCAAAAGCTATCGAGAGAATCTTGAAAGTCTCCGTTTTTAATTAAGTTTAAGTTCTGCCCTTCATTAGCAGCGTCAATATTTGACACCTCAACCATAAAAGCCAATGCAGATTGATCAGAAAACGTGATTAGTTCGTTGCCAGTATTGCGCGGCCTAGCCGGTACAGTTTGTGCTTGAGTAGAGCCAATGGCCGTACTCGGTACAGTTCCGGCCAATACGTCTGCCTCAGTTTGTGCCCCGTGGAAAACATCAAAATCCAATCCTGTGTTTTGCGTAATTCCTGATAAATAAATCTTATCTAAAGTTGTTGAAACTGTGTAGACCATGATTAATCTGAACTTTTCAACTATATCGGACTCAGTTAAGCTCACATCGCCGCTGACTGTCGTCGTTAATGGCGTTGTTCTGTCTGTCAGAAATGAGTTTGTAATGTCAACCGGTACAGCCCAGCTTGTATCTGATTGAGTCCAGTACGATACAAATAATTTACCGCCATGCTCCGGTTTTGAAATAGCGATATTACCCATGAACAACCACCGTTAAATCAGTCTCTCGTGTTGCAGTGTCTATTTTATAACTCATAATTTGGGTCTTTTTGTTCGTGGGTATAATATCATTAATAGCAGCCCCAACCTGACCAGCAACAACGCCATGACCCACGTCGTATAATCTCATTGTGCAACGCTGACCGCCTTGGCTTGCTCTGTGCGCTGCAAGTTCATTTAATGCAATAGCGTCCGCTTCATCGATCAACACAGTTTTAATAACAAGCGGCTCGCCATTGCCAACACCCGTTACTATCGGGTCTGTTCTATCCCAATCAGAGCGCATCGCCCTACGATTAACGCTAGGCACATCTTTGTTTGTTAAGACCGTTAAATTTCTATTGTATAAAACTTGTGTAGATTGTGGGCGATACTCAGACCTTATGCGCTTAACTGAGCCTTCAATAATGTTGTTCTCGTTAAACACAAAGGAATCTAAAGTATTTGAATCGCCGTTGATATCAATGGCTTTTCCGTTGTACCGCCGCTTAATTTCAATCGCGTCATTTGTGGTGCTTTCAATCGCGTAGATATCCAGCGGCGTTAGTATGTCTTTTAACCAATCTCGAATTGGTTTTTTCTTATCTAAAACAATACCCACATTTTCCGTCGTTGCATAAAGACTTGTTGGTGATCCATCATCGCCTTTGTAATTAACCGTAACTCTGCTATCAGTGGCCAGTCCGACCATGCTGAATATCACCCACATAAGCTGATTATCGGCGTTCGGTAAGGTAATTATGTTTGCTCCGTTAATGTCTAACGTCAAAAGCATATCATCATTTGGATTAACTTTAACTTGATATCCGTTATCGTAATAAGTGCCGGTAGCAGGAGTGTCAGTGTCGAAGTCGCTGGGAACAACCAACGTCAATTCATCGCCCGTATTATAGGCTTTGTCAACGCCCTGCGCGACAATCACATCATTATCGTTGTAGTGATAAAGCCCATTATCTAGATCAATGGGTGAGTAATTGCGAACAAAACCATAAATAACAGGGGTTGTTTGGCCTTTTGCAAAGCCTGTTAATATATTTGGCGGGAACTCACGCCCCATGTGTTTTGATTTAAACGACAATGCGACTTGCATGCTTTTTTCGTCGTTATCATGCCCTAGGCTCACACCATCGAATAAAGTCGGATAATCCGAGTGTTCCATTTCAACACCATCAACAACACCGCCGACCGATAGAGTAACGTCTTTATTGTCCCAATCTCTAAAATTTAATTGGTCAACTCCGTGCAGAAAAGCAATATTAATTTTACCAATCGACTGAGCAAAACCGCCCTGCCACGGGTCAGACAATATTTGTTGGTACTGTATTCCGCCTGTAATTACATCGCTTGCGCCGGAGTGTTTAGACCGACCGCCGGTTATCAATACGCGCGAGTTACTATTAATTTCTATGCTTGTGTCTAGTCCTGCAACCTGAACATCGCCGCATACCATATCCTCAAAACCCCACTGAGAAAAAAGCGTATTATTTAAACGCGCTTCTAAGCAGATTATTATTCGCTCTGCGCGAGAAAGAACGCTAACCAAGTCCGTCATGACCGCTCGCCCTTAGTAATTCTAAATTGTTATTCTGTCGATCAATCGCAGATATTAATGAGTCCAACTGTTGATTGGGTGCTGCGCTTTGTTGCGCTGGGGCTTGCTGAGTTGTTGCGCCTGTTTGAATTGTAGGCACTGTAATCGGTGCAATCTGACCCAAACTCAAGCCCTCCCAACTGCCAGCAACAGTGTCTCTAGCATCGCCAAATGAGCCTATTATAATATCAGCGGTAGACTGCGATTGTTCGCCTATTCCAAGCATAGCTGAAAGAACATTATCACTAGTATTGGTAAATATCTCGCCCATTCTTTCGGACGATATGCCGATTCTTTCAAGCGCTTGTGTAGCGACTGATTCAGTAGCGTTGAACGCGCCCATGTACGCCTGCTGTATCCTGTCAGCAACGCTCAGTTGGCTATCTTTTGTTTGATCGAATAATCTATCCATGGCAATCACAGACTTGCCCAGAGCCGCCAATTTAGACTTTTCTGCGTCAATGAAACTTATCTTGGTAATCGCTATCGCAGCCTTAACTTGTGAGACTATTTTCTCATGGTTGCTACTGAAATCTTGACTAAAATCCTCTAATCTAAGCACTCCATCTTTTAGAGCTAGCGCCTGATCAGCGCCAAAGACGCGCTTATAAGTATCGCCTACTTTTTGCAACTCAGATTGAATTAAGTCAATACCAAAGAATATGGAATTTTCATCAAACCCGCCAATAAGACTTACCGCTGTGCCAGCAGACTCTCCCAGTTGAACATTCTGATTTCGTCCTGCTTTGGTCGCTTCGTCTACCGCTTGCAGTTGATCAAGTCCTAATTGTTGCGGTGATCTGGCATTGCCAATTATGCCAAGAGCCTTAAAAACTTGTGCGAAAGCGCCACCCAATATGCCTAAGCTACCAAGCGCCTTGCCTGTGTCTCCAGTTCCCTCAGATAATGCCCTGCCACCAATTATACCAGCCGCCACCGCTGCGCCAATAGTGGCTGTTCCGGCTGCTCCTGTACCCGCTGCTCCGCCTGCTCCAGCGCTACCACCTGCCGCGCTACCCGAGCCAGAACCAAGTAAAGCGCTTGATCCTGTTGCCCCACCTGTACCGCTTCCTAAGATCACAGAATTAGCAGCACTTACGGCAGCAGACTCAACAGCAGTTACAGCCGCCGGTACAAATGTCGCGTTTATGGATGCAGTTAGTGCGGCGCTTGTTAAGGCAGTGGTTTCTAATGCGACCGCTCCTATTGCAGCGGATGCAGCCGCCGCTCCAGCCGCTGTAGATATCCCAAGCACGGTCAGAAGGCTGTCACCTGTGGTGGCTACCGCAATTTGGTTTGCGCCTCCAGCTATTGATGCTAATCCGCTGATCGTGTTCGTCGTACCTCCTTCGCTGATCTGATTAACTCCACCCGCGACACTTGCTGCACCGCCGAGACCTTGAACTCCACGGCTAATGTTGGTGGCCGCTGCTTCGCCAAATACTGCACCCGCCGCCTGCTGACCAGTCGTAGTCCCTAGAGAACCAACTAATGCGCCAGCTATCTCAGAATTAGAACTTCCAGCTTCAATTCCTAAAAATGTACCAACTTTCGTGCCGCCCAATAATTGACCAATTGCTTTTATAGCAAATGTTGCTAATATCTTTGCAGCAATTTGAGCAAGAATATCAAATGCTAGGTTTTTAAGTGATTTAAAAAAGTTCTCGCCTGATCGAAAAGCGTTAAAGAATGCGTCTTGTATTCCGTCTTGCAGTTTTTTCCATCCTTGCTGCATTAACTCTATTGTAGTTTTGCTCTTATCGCCAAGTGATTCAGTTTCAAATCCTGCTGCTTTCAGCGCGTCCTTGTAAGAATTTGCGTCTATATCGCCAGCCTTAAATCTTTTATTTAACTCTGCTTGTATTTTCTCAAGCCTTAATGCTGATTTAGCGTTGCTGAAAAGTATATTATCAACTTCATCAGCAGCGCTCCCAAATTCACCGTATATATTCGTCAGTTCTTTGGTTTTTTTGATTAATTCGCTTATACCGCCTACCAATCCTTTGGCATGCTGCAATGCAGTAGATGTTATGGTGTTATTTGCGCCATAAACTATGGTATTTTCTTCGATAACACCGCTGAGTTTTTCGGTTTCCTTTTTGGTTTTAATAATCCTATTTTGCAGCAGTGTTTTTTTCTCAATTAGCAACCCCACGCGCTCACGCAAACCCTCTATTTTTTGTGCTGCAATGTCAGACGTAAAGCCCCATTTCTTATTCCACTCAACCAGCCCTGATATTTCCTTTTGTAGGCTGGATATTTCACTCTCATGTTCTGCAATCGCGACTTGATCAATGCTTTTTGTAAGTCCGAAATATTCATCATTTAGTTTTTCAACCTCAGCGGTTAGATCAGTCGTTATTTGCTTACTACTTTTAGAGATTACTATCCACGCGGTCATTGCTGCGATTGCTATGAATATTACGCCTACCGGCCCACCCAAAAACGCAAAGGCGGTTTTAAGCGCTGTTGTCGCTCCTGTTAGCAGAGCTGTTCCTGCTAGCAATGCTGTATATCTAACTCCCAGAAAAGCAATAGAGCTACCAGCTATTGTGGCCTGAGCGGCAATGGCCGCAAACAATGGTGGAACAAAACTAAGCGTCAATAATGTAACTCCAAAAGCAGCCACCGCAATACCAGTTTCAGGCAAGACGTTCAACAATTGTCGAGCAACCTTAATCGCTGCCAATGCGGCAGGCGCTAATGTTTCACCAAAAGATGTTGCAACATCTTGAATCTGAGATGTCAATAAATCTGTTTGCTTGCCAAGTGTAGACATCATTATTTTAACGGCTGTATCGGTTGCGCCTGCTGAGGTTTTAATGTTATCAACCATTTCGGCAAACTCTCCAGCCTTGGAACCGGCCAACGGCATGACGGCCTGCACCGCTTCAATGCTTCCAAATAACAACGCAAGTTGCTCACTACTGCCGCCTGTTTTTTTAGCAACCTCTTGGATAAACCCAGCAAAGCCATTCGCCTTCAATCCGGCAACTGTGAAATTAATACCTAGCTTCTCCGCTAGCTCTGACGCTTCTTTAGATGGTTTTAAAACATTAGCAAGCGCAGCTTTGACTTGGGTTACGGCCTCGTTTGTCGATACTCCGCCCTTTGTTATTACAGCGAGAGCCGCGTTTAGTTCATCAAGTCCAACACCAACCTGTGAAGCGATTGGAGCAACCTTGCCCAAAGATGATGATAATTCGCCAATTGTCGTTTTTCCACCGCGCATTGTCGCAAATAGAATATCCGAAACTTTACCCGCTTCGCTTGCGTCTAATGAGTAAGCGTTCAGTACAGATGTCAAACCGTCCGCCGCTGTCTCAATATCAGTAACACCGCCGACCGCTAGCTTATTGGCCGCTGTCATTATATTAGTGGCTTCCGCTGCATCTGACGCACCCGCTGATATTACACTGTAAAACGCTTTTGCTTGCTCTATATTGCTTGTTCCAAATTGCTTGGATAACTCGCGCACAGAATCGCTATAATCGTCAATCTTTTGACCAGCGCCAAGCAAGGTATTTACTTCAGAGATTGCTGTTTGAAATTGTGAATACTGTCGAACAGACCCAGCAATAATAGCGGTCACACCTGCAATAGCAGCGCCAGCGCTTAAGTACTTTACTTTAAGCGAATCAACTTCATTCGACAATGATCGATTGGTTTTTGCACTTTTATTTAATCCACGATCAAGTTTGCCAGAACTTGTATCTACTTTTTTGAATGCAGAATCCAATTTCTTAAGGACTGTGATTGAACCGCCCTCATCAATTGTTATTCCGAAAGTTGTTTGGCTTGGCATATTTGTTCGTCAATTAAATAAATCATTTCAGCGAATTCGCCGGGGTCATCAGGTTCATACAGCGGCATTGCAACAGCAATATCCGATGGATATAGAGGACGGTTTTCAAAAATAGAGGGTCTTGATATAAAGTTGTACGCAGCAACCAACAAATATTCAAAATTGGTTATTTCGGGTCGCCTGTCGAGAGGTGTTATCTGATTTGGTGAATCTTCTTTGACGTTTTTATACGTCTGTATTCTCTCAGGCGTTAGCTCTGATTCTCTCGCCCAGTTGACGAACTCTGCGACTTTTTTGCTGTCTTCTCCTTTGCATCTTTCTCATAGTTCGCCATTAAATCAGCTTCTTCATTTACCCACTGGAACAATGTTTTATACTCTGAGTTCTCGTCAAACTCAGCTTCGCCATCTTCATCAATTTTTAAGACATAATCCATATCAGATATCAGAGCGTTAAATGCAACATCATGCGTAAACTTTACAGGATCGCCGTTGACATCTTTTACATTGCGCCAATCCATCAGCTTTAATTCGAGCATAACCTCAATCTGACATACAAACTGTTCTGATGACTTTAGTTGATAGTCCTTGCGCTTTCCGACTTTAATCTTTGTGTGCTTTTCAAGGCAGCGTGTAATCTCTAATGCATTGGGTGAGCCAATTCTATACTCGCCTCCGAATTTCTCAATCCAAACACCTTGGGTCTTTTTGTTTCTATCTGCTTTTAAAAAATTAAACGTACTCATAATTCACCTGACTTATATCCCTGCAAGATTAATGACGACTGACCAAGTGCAGGAGTTTACTTGTTAATGCCAGCCGCCATTAAAGAGTTATGTTTTAATGCAAGTTGCCATTAAATCCGAACTATTGTTATACGCCGAGAAGGTGATATCCAAAATCACGCTCTCATCTTGACCTGCGTCAATCGGATCAGCGAACTCTATCGAAGTTTCATGGAAATCGAAGTTATAAGATGTTGTACCATCGCCGATATCAAAAGTGATCGGCACTGATGTTTGTGCGTCTTTCTTAGCAATCAAATCCCAGCTTGAATCAGTTGTTGCAACAGTCATGCTACCAGTCACTGAAAAAGAACCAGCAAGATTATCCGTTACATCACCCAGAGCAGTTCCAGCGCATATTTTAGCGTCGCGGTTATTGCTGATTGTGAACTCAAGGGATTCTAGGCAGTAAGTAGTCGCTCCGCCAATTGAAATGCCAGAAACATCTATAACAGTCATTTCGCGGTTAGTGCTGAGCGCTGTAGTGCTGCCTGCGCCAACGAGTGAGGCGCTATTATCTGAGTCGCTGGTTAGACCCATGACTGTAAAGCTGATTGTTGCCACGCCTCTGTTTGACCATTTAAAGGTCATCGTATCAATCCTAACGCCGGGGTATGCGATGTATTTTGAGGTCAAATCATCGGTAAAATCGCTTTCGAATGTAAATGATGATTCCGTTGATCCATTGTTTAATGTTCCTGCTGAAAATGCGCCCAAAAACACTGCTTCGATTAATGTATCGAATTGATCTGCGCGAAAGTTTGCAGGCAGTGTGCCAGTAATATCACGGCCAACTAATAGCGGTGCGCTCTTACCGCGATTAGCGTTTTTCGTGTTTGATTCAATAGTGACGGGCTTTGCAGTTAATCCTCCGCCGCCTGCTATTGGGAAGAAATCCCATACTCCAGCGACCGGAGTCGTACCCAAAGTAGTCTCTTTGATAAATCTTGTTGTTACGTTTCTTGCTGTCATTTTGATTGCCTAAGTGGTTTTGTCTTCGTATGTGAAGGGTATCGATACAGATGTTCGATAGTAAATACCTTCTATAAATGTCGGCGCGATGGCTCCCATCGTTAGCCGGATGTGTTGGATTTGCTTGTTATTAAATACGTCTCGCGCAAGATCAGCTATTTCATAGGCTCGCTGTGAGCCTTTATCAAATAGTACGAATATCTCGACTCGCACTGTTCCAGATTGGTCATAAGTAACACCATCCCCGCATCTGAATTTATTAAAGCCATCACCGAATAGTATTTGCAAATGAACGCTATCAAGCGTTTTCGATCTTGTATGCTTTTTATTCTCGACACTGAATGATGTCTCAGACCAATTAGTTACCCATTCTTTCTCTAGTAAATTTGTAGTGGTTTCTAATAAGCTCATGGTCTGTTTGTTAAATCAGCAATAATTAAGTCAACCGCGCCAGCAGCCAATAATGTCGAATGACCATCAGCCCAAATTGCTTCGGCGTATGGCAACTGAGAAAATATATTCCAGCCGTTATTGACCCGATCAATGGTAAATGATTGTCTTAACGCGCCGCCGACATAGCCTTTTGGTGCCGAATTTGGGTTTTTCCATCGGGACGGTAATCCAACTGGAGTATTATCCTGAAAACGCTTTAATGTATACAGAGCCATACTTTGAGTGTAGTCGTCAAAACCTTTCTCAAATTCCGGCACTACCAAACTGAGTGGCGTTGACCATGCCATTACGCACCCCGAATATCTAATTTATACAAAACGTCTTGCTGTATTTTGTGTATTTGCAATATTTCATATTTTTCTGAATCAATTAAGACGTGATCAATTAATTTTACAGCAGCAAAATCAGCAGGCTCTATGAGGAATCTTCGATCATTGATTTGCACATTGCCGCTGTTTGTCTCTAGCCAAGTAAATTTTGTTTCCAGACCTGTGATAACTGTTGGAGTATCATTAGTCGCAGTCGGGTCATCAGGGTCATATACAGGTGGATTCGATGAAACCAGAGTGATTGTTATCCATAATGATAATGTTTCTTTCTTTGCCTCTGCCACAGCAGCAATTGCATCAGATCTTACAGTCATGCTAATCCCAGCGTTACGCCTGCGCCGCTCTCTACTAGAAACGGATCGATTAATGCTTTAACGCGCTCTGGCAATGATTGATATTTACCAAATGCCGCTACATCCTTTTCAATCGTAATAACATCAACACGGATTTTCTTAACGTAACTTTTAACATCAAAGGCATCAGGATTTTCTGCCATGTACAACGCCAGCAAATAAGTCGCTTCTTTAATCTGTGGAGCAATGATTGTCGATGGAATGGAAATTCCGTATTGGTCATATATGCCGCTTCTTGGATGGTTTAGTGCCTGTGCAGAAACTGTTTTAGTCCCATAGTAAAACATCAGCTCAAGAAAACTTGTAGAGCTAATCAGGGCAGGTGCTTTTGTCGTAATAGCCGTCCATGCAGCAGCATCTAAGCTATCATCAAAGTAAGTCAGCGCCTCAGCTTCTGTCACATAGCTATTTGATGTAGTACCACTAATTGTTGCATCAAGAGCCATTATTCAGCCTTTGTGGTCTTTTCTTTCTTTGGCTTATAGTCCGCAAAGGAAATCATTTCCATGCCCTCAATGGCCTTTAAGGTGTCTCCAAATCCAGCTCCGTAAACCAATAGATCGGAATCTAAAACTTCTGCCGGTGATGACACGACGGAAACTTTGTTCTTTCCGGCAGACGCTTTCTTAATAACTGTTTCTTGATTTGCCGATAAAGCGCCTCTAATTAAAAATGTAATCTTCATTATTTGCTCCAGCCGCCCGCTTGAAAGTTTGCTACTTCATCTGGGTGTACATCAGCCGTTCGAACAACATCACCATCAAGATTGATCTTCTTCATTGCGACCAATTTTGAACTAGCCTTAGATTTATCAGCCACTTTCTTACTGTCTTTTTTACCGCTCATTTTGTGCCTCTCAAATAATCTTTAAATTAAAATATCGACGGTCAAGTTATCAACCGTCGATATTCATCTAAGCTAACCTAGAACTGTTACCGCATGCTCGCTCTTAACCATTAACGAACCCCAAACTAGTGAGATTTCGTATTGGATTTGACGATATTGAGGATAAACCGCCACTTCAAACGACAATCCACTAAACGGATCAGTGACAATCTCGCGGTCAATCGCTAAATCACCCTCATCAGGCAATTCAGGTGCGCGTGATGCTAATGCAAACGCAGACCGTGAGAAACCAACATTGCCATCGTAGCTAGCCCCGACTGTAATCGCATTATTGTCCGGAATCGCAACTTTAAGACCTTGACCGCCGATAGTGAACGAACCACCTGCAAGCGCAGCGGTAACAACGTATTGATTCGCAGGATCAGCCGCGTAAGTAACAGTGTCACCCGCAAGAATAGTACCCGTTCCGGTATCGGCGGCGATTACTGTATCGCCAGCAGACAGCGAAGCATCATTCACTAGATAACCTGTGCCCGTTCCTTTCGTATGGGACAGAGTTGAACTAGCACCAGATTCTCCGATCATAAAGCCGTTAATATCAAGCAATGCACCGGTTCGTAAAGTTGAATCTGTACCCGCCTCATTCGCTTTAGTCAATTGACCTAATGAACGAAGATTAGCCGCCGCCGCACTATTTACAACCATGCGAAGATCAGACTTAGGGGCACCGTTGTCGCTCAACACTTGATACGCCAAAGCAGTGGCCGAAATATCAGATGCGAATGGAGTAGTTCCCGCAGTACCGACTGCGCGTGAGGTTAGCAACGCTTTGGCTGCTAGTGTAACTTCCATCTCATTCGCCAATGTTCTGAAACCTTGAGCAAAGCGACCCGCCACATAATTTCCAGAACCAACGCCTGAATTAAGTCCGCGAGCATCTTTTCCGGTCAAACGAACCGGAACACGACGCGCACTATCTAAAAGAACAGAGACATTATTAGTCGTGTTGTCACCATCATCAGGCGGAGTTACACCCACTGTGATATCTGTTGCTGTTTCAGCACCATAAATCGGAACTAGAACAGACTGACCTTGAGCCGCCCGCTCAATATCGTGATCTGGTGATGCTGCTTGTACGAATCCGACATTTTCACGAGAAACTACATCTAGCGCCTCGTAAATGTCGGGGATTAAACCTGTTAAAATGTTAGCCATCTTTTTTTACCTTTAAATTATTGTGTGTGTTTTAGCCATAGCCGCTTTAGTTTGTGGATCAAGCGCCGACCATTTGGTTCGAGATATTGTTTTTTCTGCCCCTCGGGTAGTAGTTTTTCTTGCGCCGCTTCCTTCAAGACCTTCAGCGTTGTAAAACTGAGGTTTTTGTTCTTTGTAAACAGACGCGTAATACTCCTTCGGAGTTTTTCCTGTTGGGTCACCTTCGTCATCAACGACGATAACCTCATCATTTTCATCAAGGTCAAAATGATTGCTGGTCAATGTTACTACATCACTAATATTATCTAGCCTGACATCGCCATCAATAGCCGCATCTTTTTGAACACCCTTAATGATAAATTTCTTCATTGCCGATTTAGATTTCAATGAATCCTCCTCGGCTTTTGTAACTTTTTCGTTTGCTTCGCCTAGTAGCTTTTCGTGCTGGCGTTGCAGTTTTTCAATTGCTTCTGGATCACCAGCCGCCTCAGCCTTAACAATTAAATCTGAAATTGTTGAAGGGTCAAAATCCTCCAAATCCATAATCGGCTTGTAAACCGCTAAAGCATCCTCTGAATTTTTCAATGACGCTCTAAGCGTATTTCGTTCAGTTTTGATTTTATCTAATGCACTTTTGTGTCCAGTACCATCTAAATCTACATCAAGCTCAAACAAGCCTTTTTCGTTTTTGGTATAACACCCAGCTATTGATTCATCCAAATCATCTATGCTTTCTAATATGCCTTTCAATCTCATTTCTTCTATCCCCCGCATCGCGGTTATTGAATCCGCATCGCGGACATTAAAAAAGCCACCCATCCGAGCAGCCATAAAAAAGACCGCCGAAGCGATCCTATTAAATCTCTTGTTTTGTTAGTTTAACTAATCGGTAATTCTTCGCCAGCAATTAAAAGCTTATACCATTTCTTTAGAATGTCCATAGTGCCTAATTTATAGCTGGTTTCTTGAAAATCGTTCGCGTTAGCTAGCAGCCTCTCAAAATCTATCTGGGGAAATGTATAATTATATTTGCGTCTCTGCTTATCAATATCTAATGTTTGTTCTGCAAGCACCCTATCTATCACCGCCCAGTTGCTAGTCATCTTCATTGTTCCAGCGACAGAGAACACACCTAAATTATTCATCATAATCAAGCCTCAATACTAAAATTAGTTTTATCTTCTTCAGAAACGCCATTAATAGCTTCATAGGCTTGGTGTTCGTAGAAATAAACACCACTACCTTCAATAATGCAATCACGCCAAAAGAATATTAAATATCTCTCTTGAGTAAACCACATCACACATCCAGTTACTTTATAAAGTCTTGGAGTTGATCTGTATCTGTTCATGTCTTTGTAATGATCATGCTGTTCACCTTATTACCAAAAGGACATGCAAAACTTACGTGCATTGTGTTTTTATCCGGCCACTCAACAGACTCGACCAACATGCTATTAAAAATATAATCTCCGTGCGAAATGGTGTAGCTTTTACCCACTATGAATTCTGGAATGGCTATGGGCTTAGGAACATAAAGCCCCATTAAGTTTTCAGCCTTAACAAATGCCGGAGCCACGCCAGCCGCTAGCGTTGCTGTTAGAAAGCCTCTGCGGTTAATCATGATTATAAAGCTATGTCACACTCAACACCGCAGACTACATATTCTTTATATTCACTCGCGATAGTATTTCTTTTCATCATCGGCACTGTAACAGATGCAATTGATATTCCAGTGTTAGACTTGAATTCACTCAATGCTCTACGCGCCGCTTCAGTAATATATCTTTCTGCAATTTCTTTTTGTAGCACAATTTGTGTTGCTGTAACTGTTGGTTCGTTCATTTTAAACTCCTGCAAGTTTTAACCATTTATGATCTTTAAGTATAGCAACAATCTCACCGCATAAACCGCATTTTGCAACATTATTTTGACTAAGTGTATTTAGAAAAATCTGCCTACCGTTCTCTTGCGGCAATGTGTGTTCAATAATTACCGTGCAGCTTTTAACACAACGAGGGCATGAATATATAAACTTACCATCTGCTTTTTTATCTCGATACGATGGTTGTTTTTTAGTTTCAACCAAGGCTAAATTCATATTGCAACAGCCGCCGCGTATTGGTCTGGAAATTTAACCTTTAATTCTGGTAGCGTGTACATTCTGTTTTTAAGAAACATGTCTTCAATCGATACGCCTTCTCTATTCATCTTTGCTTTAGTAACACCAATCGCCTCAGATTTACGACTGAACGAGCTTTGCTCTAGCCATTGTTTGGCGTTCAGTTCTGCTGAAATCTGCCCGTCCATACTAGAGCGCGTTCCTACTGGTACGTCTATGCCTGATTTATCCCACGGTAAAAGTTCTGGAGTTAAAATCGACCTCTCATTGTAATGATTTGGGTATAACGGAACTCTATCGATTTTAAATACTCTACCGTCGTTTGCATAGCAAAACTCTGTCGTGTGCGTGTCTAGCGTTGCATTCCACTTTATGCCCCGTATCGCTCCAGCATTTGCTTTATACAGCGACATTACCGCAACGCCACGGAAATGAGTCATCGCGGTATTGATTAACGTGCGATTCCAAGCCTTACCTTGACGCTTTAATATTTTGTTGACTCGCGCCACAACCTGAGTTGTTGTTTCGCCAGACTGATAGCCTATTCGTAACTGGCGCTTAACCAAATCTGATATCGTTACCGGCAACTTTGCGAAATGTTCACGTAGCAATCGGCCTTGGTATGGCCTAGCGTATGCGGTCGCGTACGTTGTCGCAGTAGATGGTGTGCTAGTCCACGCAACCCCGACCGCAGAATCTAATGATGACCCGCCTGTTGCAATTGTGTCTGTCACCATTGATGGCAGCATTGATTCTAACTCTAACCCCATCGCAGCGTAAGCAGCTTGTAACTTATCTTTAATTCCGGCAGCTAGTTGATTTAGCCTCCGAGCCTGAAATGATGTTAGATTTTCATTGTTGATGTCGCCAATAACTTCTTGGTATGTTTCGATTAAACTTTTTATTAATCGTCTATACGTTCTGTTCTGAAGCTTCTTAAACCGCACGGCCTCCATGATTGCATCATCTTGCAGCCTGTCATTAACTTTCATTGAAGCCTTCGTCTTCGTCGTTTTCTTCCGCCTTAATCAATGATATCTCTGTATCAACATCAAAATCGTCATCATAAAAACCGATCCTCTTGGCCTCGGTTAATAGAGTTCTCCGAGAAAGGTCTCCAGCGCCGCGCTGCTCTCGCAATTCCTTCATTGAAACAGCCGAATTGTCAATCAACTGATATTCGTCATTAACTTTTATATCCGGCTTATCAATCTTCCTGTTTGCCAGCTCGCCCATGATAACAATGGCATCGATTAGTGCAGCCTGTAAACTTCCAGCCCACTGCTCGATCACTGAGTTAGATTTAGATGATTCGATGTTTGCGACCGTTGCCAAGTCCGTCGTGGTTTCTTTTTTAAGAATAGGATCAAGTGATAGCAGCGCCATTTGTTCCTCCATGCTCTTAAGGTCTCTCTCACCATGCCCAATAGACTTGCCTTCGCACTCCATCCAACCAGCTGTTGCATCTTTATTCGTTGAAAAGACACCATTAGCTACACCATGCTTTTCAAACTCTTTTATTTCATCTTCACCAAATCCGAACCCCGTTAATCTTGGAACGCGAGCCGTATTTAAAATGTTGCGCTGATAGCTTGATGAGTTCCAATGCTGGAGATTAATATAGCAAAGCGTCGTAAAGTATGTTCGAGCCTGCATGAATCCCTGCTTATTTGTGTAATAAGGAATGATCGTAATATAGTCAACGCTGAATAAACCCTCCTCGGTTTTAACCCACTCAATGCCTTTGTCTGTGTTTACAGGCTCGTGTATCTCCCAACCGGCGCGACCGCCTGATTCAGGAATAAATAGCTTTCGTACTCTCTCTTTTTCTACCTCATTATAATCTTCATCAGTCTCGATTATCGTTTCAGAAATTCTGACCTCTGACAAAGTTTTTACGTTGTTGATGATCCTAGTTTTAAATCCAATTATTTGATTAGCCGTTACGTGAACCAAATAAGGTCGAACATTACTGTTTTTCTGATCTTTAAGATTATCTGCTTTAACTGCAAATGGGGCATCTACAACTATGTAAGTCACGCCCCGCAATGCTGAAGCCACAAATAGCTCTTTGCCAAACTCGTTAATATTCGACCCTTCCATATCAATATTATCTAACCAGTCTTGATATGGCTTTAGGTTTTCACCTACCACAATCTCCTTGCTGAATACCTTGCCGCTCAATGATTCAATTGCAGGTGTTAGATAATTTACAAGTGTTGTTTCATTAAGCCGCACATCATAAGCGGCATCACTTTCTTTAGACCGTTGAGGTAGATATGTTGTGCTCGCCGCTCTCATTGCTGGAGTGTCCCCGAATAAAGTCTCGGGTAGCTTCCATTGCGTAATCATTGCAGCACAAATTGATGAAGGATTATTTATCATTTAGAATGGATCGTCGTTTGTTCCTGAGTACTCAATCATTAGATTCTCTGCAACTGACAAATAACGAAACCCGTCAGAGCCGTCCGAAGTCCAGTCATGTTTTGGCTTGTCTTGCCAAAATCCGCCCTTGTCATCCCAAATCTTTTTATGATTTTCAAGGCACTTAACCCCGTGCGCGACCGTGACTTTTGGGAAGTCGTCTGGTTTATCAATTTCACCATTATCATAAAAATAAGACCTCTTCAGTGTGTTTCTAACGTGCGCAATCCCGTCATTGACTCCAATCTTAGGAACAATAGTAAATTCTGCGCTGTAGGTAAATCCGTCCTCTGCTTCAAGGCCTTCGGACGCTAATTCTTTAAGCGTTTTCGCCTTCACGGCATATTGCCGGTTGTCCATGTCGTGAGGCGCGTAATGGGTTTTATATTGATAACCCTTGTCAGATAAAACTTTTAAATAATGCTCTAACCCAACGCTATGGTTTTCATAATAACCGATGACATGAATTTCGTTTCCAATGTGGATATAAAACCAAATCGCTGTTGAATCGCTTGTTCCAATATCCCAAGCCGTACAAACATCTGAAAACTTTGTGTTTAACGGTTCGCCGATCCTGCCGTCTTTGTATATCTGTAGAAATTCTTTCTTGTAATAAGCGCCTTCTACAGAAACCTTGAAACATTCATCATAAGTTGAAGGATGTTCACGAAATATATCATCGCCTAGCGTTTTATACTTTAGGCTATACCAGCGCTTTTGTCCGTCAGATAAATGTATTTCATGCTTGTGTTCTAGCTCGTCAAAATATTCGACCAGAGACGGGTTTATTTCTCCATCTACGCTCGAATATGCTGGCTTGCCATGCCATGGGTAAAAGTGAAGTTTAAACTCTAGCGCAGCGTGTTCAGTCTTATCTTTCGCACCTTCGCAGAAATTAAAAAAGTAACCCTCTTTACCTTCAGCCGTGCTTTCAATGCTTAGATGGCCGAATTGCGCTACAGACTCAAATGAACCTGTAACAATTTCTTTCGCCTTTTCTGGATATTTTTTGCATATCTTACCAAACTCAGATATATGCAGTTTCTGAACTGTTCCGCCGCGTGAGCTTGTCGCGACTCGAATCTTTGACCCGTTGCTGAATTTGTAAGCATGCGCAGAATCAATCCGCGTGTTGGGAATTGAAAATTGACCGTTTGTAATCTTTTGGAATATTCCAAAATCTAAACTTTCATAAGCGAATTTAACTTTGTTATCAAAGATATCAACAACAGATTCACGGTCATGCGCAATACAAACAGCGTTAAAGTTATCAACAAATAAACAACTGTCCAGAGCATCTAGCATCTCGAAAGTGGTGAATCCTAACTGCCTTGCCTTTAGACAAATGTCGCGATAATGCTGATTGATAAACAAATCAACCTGCGCGTCATTTGCGCGAAATGGTATTACTTTTCCATCGTCGTTTTTTATATCATAGAAAACATTTAACCGGAACCACTTATTAAATAACCCATCAAGCCAATGTTGTCGGCATTCTGGATCAGCTAGAACCTTGTTTAGTAATTCTTCGCCTGTGTCATATAGCTCTAAATTACCTGCCAAGTCGATTCCGGTATTCTTCCAAGCTTGTCTGCTCTACCTTAAATTCTTTAGCCGCGTGATCACCATCCATTAAATTCAATTCTTTAACTGCTGATACTGTCGCTTGTGGGTTACGTTGCTTAAACTCTGGGTCGTAATCTTCGTCTTTCATCCACTTTGGCTTTGCAATAACTTCTTGCTCAACGCCATACATAGCCGTACTTATTAATAATCTTTTTTTGCTTTCAATAGAAAACTCAGCGCCATCAACAACAACAACCTCCATCTCACTGCGCAAAGTTTGAATCATTAACTGAACCTTAACGCTAGAATGTAGCTTTATAGCCAATACATTCATTGATTCCTTCTTTGCTTTGCTCTTTGGAAACGCAGCTCTGAATGCTTTTGTCTTGTCTCCGTATAGGATGAAGCTTTCAGCAGCTTTAGTCGCCTCTATTTTTGTTGGTTTCGTTATTGACATAGCAGCCTCGCTGCATTAATTGAATCTCGTTCAATGTTTTTACGTGATTACTTAAATTTCTTTGATCTGATTCTGCCGCCAGTGTATGGGTCTAGCTTTGATGCTATCTTTACGGCTTGTTTAGCGTCTGCACCGGCTAGCATAGCGCCCATTGCGAACTTAGCACCCGAACCAATAGCTGTTATAAAGTTCATATCAAGCGGCGACCCTGAATCACAATGGTACTGGCATTTCCCTGTTTTGTTACTTATGACTAGTGCCTCACATTCTTTGCCAATCTGCATAGAGATATCTTGTGAGAATCTTTTTATGTCTGAGCAACTACCAACCCCGCCGATAGTATGGTCTTTGTTGATTAATATCTTATTGAGTGACACGGTTTCTATGTAATCACTCGTCATTTGGCTGTCTGCTGCTAGCGTCTTACCGTCCCATGCTATTGTGGTCATTTGTCTGATAAACTAGTTCTGTGCTTGGCTGGTTTATCACTAAGCTTCGCATAATCTACATTATCAGATAATATTTCTTCGACTTTCTTCCTCGTGATGATGTATATCTCACCCCTGAGTGATTGCATCTTTCTATGGATTGGATTACTCAACTGTACTCCCCGTGCGCAACTGATTTGATCATCTCACTTCCCAACCCTCAATCAGGTCTTGATCTTTTATAGCGTTGCTCACCATTTGAGCTACAGACATAGTGAAAAACTTTCCTATGGTATTTGCCTTTATCCACAATGCATCGTAATCAATCAAGCCATAATTGTCGTCTTTGATTCCAACGCTATTTTTAATGTTCATTATTTAGTTTCCTTATTTTTCTGTACTTCTTCATCGATCATAAAAAGGATTTCATCATGCCAGTTGTTTTCTACAATCCAGCGAGCTATATCAGCTATCGTATGCTTTCCTGTAATTAAATACTGTTCGTCACCGTCTTCATCATAGGAAGTGGATACAATTCTATTGATTACTTCGCTCATTGCTTATCCTCAATTTAGTCTTTGTCTGGATCGACCGCATTATTCAAGTTCTGACCAATGTTATCTAAGCTCTCAACTATCGCGCTATCATCGCCTGTTAACTCGCCTCCCAGCGTCGCAACATCCTTTACTACGGACACCGGCAGATCAACAGCGACACCTACAACAGCTTTTAGCAAGCTTCCAACCATAGTTTTACCTCGTTATTAAAGTTACTGATCGGTTCGTTAATCCTGACATGACAAATAGCTATAATTTAATGCATCACAATGTTTTGTCTACCAAATGAATTGGAGAAAGACATTTCCATTATAAGCGTTTGCTCTGCGCAATGAATCTGTTTGGCTAGATTCTCTCTTAGAAATGAACACTCGTGACCTGAGTCCTCTAACCTAGAGATAGTTTTCTCATTATTGCCGATTGTCTCAATCATTTCATCTGATGATTTCATCATTAGGCCGCTGTGGCAAGATCATGATCATTTAGCAATCCCTTGTAGTGGTGGTTAAGCAAAGAATCACTAATTTCTTTGCTGCGTACGCCATCTTCATATACTTGATCCCAAGGAGTACCAGCTTGGTGTGTCAATGAAGATAATTGAATTCCAGTTAAGTGACCATATTTTTCATACACATCGTCAAGGAACGCGCGATCAAGATCATCAACGCCAGCAGGATCATCAGATATTATGTTAAGTGGTATCGGGCTACGACCAAAGCTTTTAGTAGCGTGATACAAGTCAGGAATTACTGGGCCATACTTCCACGCTTCTATTTTGTTAGAAAACAAATCAGAATCAAAAAGAGCTAAATGCCAACCATGAGCGATATAAACTAACTTCATAAGCTGTAATGGAGTTAATGCGGCACTCTTTAGTTTAGCTGTTTTGAGAATTCTATCTGCAACGGTTATTACATCATATTTCATGCCTGTATTATAGCACAGTTTAACGTAAAAAACCCACACCGATTAGGATGCGGGTCTAGGTGCAGGCTGGATTCGAACCAGCTTTAAAGACACTTACGGACTATATTTTCTCGCTATCAGCGATCTACTGAAACCCTACACGCTTTCGAAGCAGCACAGTTATCTGCCAGAAACTTTCAAACTTTGTAAAAACCCAGCTCGAATTAACGAACTGGGCTTGTTTGGTTGACTTCGTACCGGAATACCTCACCAGCTTGTTCCGCCTTAGCTATAAAAACACTCATCGAATATGTTTACAGCTAAGTGCTGGCCTTGTTCTACTGACATCCAACCTAGTAGACCTACGCTATACATTTGTATTTCATCCCAACGGAATCATCAGGCGTAGTGTTTATTTGTGACAACTCGCCACACTAGATATTTACTATACCAAAACTATGCGTTAAGGCAAGTGGTTTTTGAAATAAATCCCCAGTCTATTCGTCAGCGCCCCACTGGGGTAGGGCTTAGTATGCCAAAGCTTATTAAAACTTTATCTCTGACTTATTGTTAAGCCACCCGAACTAAGTCTGATTCTCTACCGAACATTGGCACTATGTAAACTGCACCCTGCTCATCGTTAGATAAAACCGCTTCATAGCCCATCTTTTTTGCTACATAACCCTGTTGAGCTTGAATGAACCAATCATCTTCAAAGTCACCAGTTAACACTCCGGCTTGCTCGTCGCCACAAAGTAAGTCTATCGCATCATCCTTGCTAACGCTCAGAACACTGGATATGTGGTCTACGGTCTCATCGTCTTCCAAATCTTCTACTTCGATTATTTTTTCACCTTGAATATCAATGTTATACACAGCCTCAACGCTACCCATTGAGTATTCGCTTGCTGAGAAAAACAAGCAATCTCCAAAAAGTCCTGTGTTTGATATCTCTGTTATTTCTGCTGGGCTTGTATGTATTAATTTCATGGGCTAAGTATACGCTTATGGCGTACAGTGTCAAGCGATAATAGTGTTATCTTTTAAATTAGTTTCTTGTCGCTGCATGCGCATAGCTATTATCAACAGCGGTGAATGCTCACTAACCATCACCAACAACCTAAGTAGTGAGCAATAAGCGTCACTCGCCTTTGTCCGACCCTGCTCAACATTCTGAATAGTTCGTTTATTGCATCCGGTGAACTCCGCCCAATCAGCTTGAGACATGTCGAACGATTCGCGTATTTTCTTTAGTTGTTGTGGTTTCATATTATGTGTAAAGCACCCTAAACGCCTCGACCATCATGCCACCCATAACGCATCTTGCTAGAGTTTTCTCGGCTTTTTCTCTCTGTAGTCGTAACACACCCTCAACTCTCAGCTTTCTGTCAATTCCTCTTTTAAATTTATTTGCTTCTTGGATTGTCATATTAAACCTCTGTTCTATTGATTAAAAAGCGACCCGTTAAGTCCGATCTGTTTTGTTTTAATACTGGCATTTTGTCGGTTGCTGATACCAACTGCGGCCTACCAGAACAGTGAATAACAATATCGCAATGATTTTGATCTACGTCATATATAGCTCTATCGCCGTACTTTGTTGCGCTCAACGTATACCCATCCTCTAAGTCGTATAACATACCACCATCGTCATACCCTTCAATTTCCGTTGTATTGCTGCCCCACGGATTAAGGCTATATCCTGCTCCTTGATCGTGGATTGATATGTTTCTGGCACACACAATTTTATAAATTTTCACTTGTTGTTTTAGTGCGATCATATCCTACTCTCCCATTCTCGACATATTCTCAACAGTTCTATCAACGCCAGCTCCCATCATTTCTCGCTTACTCATGCCACGTACTGTTTCATACGTAACCTCATAGCTTAAACATTCACCAAAACCGGCCTCAAGCGTAGCTGCTCGCATAACTGCAAATGACTCATCGCTGATATATTTCAGTTTTGGGTGGGTTGATGTTTCAATCACACCATTCGGTCGCTTAATTGTGATGCTTAGCTTTATTGGGGCTTTCATTGCTTTCATTCTTACTTGCTCATTGATTAACTTGATGTAGTAAGTATACGCTTATAACGTACAGTGTCAAGCGTTATTTGAAATTAATCGCAGACTATATTGCCAGCATCGGGAAAATGGTTATTCATTAATCGAGCCTATCTCAATCGCTTGCTTGCCAAGATCGGTAAGCCACGACCCGTAAACAGAACTGCCATGCTCTGTAAAACTTATGCTATCGAGAAAATGCAAAACAAATTGTGTAACGGTGTCTGGATTGTCTGATATCAATTTAGATACTTTTTTGTAGTCAATAATATTTCCATCTGTTGCTTTCATGCAATCCAACAGGAATTTATGTACGTCCTCTGGATTTCCACATCCACACAAGCCTATCTCAGCAAAGTAAATTGCCTCTTTTTTATTATCGTAATGACAGCCATCAGAACCAACTAAGCAGCCGTTCTTTTCGTCATCCTTAAATTCAAATCTATCGCCGAGATATTTCATGATAATTGCACGGCCAATCTACGCGCTGTCAATGACTCCCATCGCTGGAATATCGAAGTTATCTCATTCTCATGCTGCGCCCACTTGCGCTGGTAGTTGCTCACGTCGATGTTCGACAGGTTGGCTCTGGCTACCTGAGTGTGTTGCTGCTTTCCGGTTCCGTTGCAACTGCCACATATGCGCCTGAACTCATCGTAAGCCTTGCCACGGCAATGCATGCACTTAGCTGGGTTTATATCTTGGCGCACCATCATGTTCACGAATTTGTCTAGTGTCTCTTTCCTGAAACGTTTGTTTTCGTTCGATGGCTTGAGCAATAAACACTCTTTTGCTACCGCTTGGATTAGGCCGTTGGCTAATTCTCGCTCCTGATCCTCACCACACATGACGTATTTAGCCCGTATGTACCGGCTAGCGTCGTCGTGTATCTTAGCGTAAGCCATGGCTCCTGCTAAATCCTCTGGCTTAATTCCACCAAACCCGCCTGATATTGTATTGAACTTCTGCGGCTTGGTGTTTAGCATGGATAGTCTGGCTAGTTGTCTGCTCATTTAGCTTTCCATATTCTTGCTGTTCAGAATAATTAAATCGTTTTTCTCATACAGAGAGTACACTTTTTCAATCGTTCGCCTCCTGTCTTTTATGTCTTTGCGAAGATCGTATACCATATAGCCAATAATGCAAGCGGCGATAGTATTAGCAAATCCAATAACAGAATTTCCCACATATAAGTTAATAACTGCACATATTATATTCAATATTAAAAACGTCATCATAAGTTTCATTCTAAAATCCTCCGGTGTTTTTTAAGCCTCTGCATTAATTCATATTTGCTCATTTTAAGCTTACACGCTTCTCTTGTGTAGTAGCTCGATATCTGATGTTTTTCAAACTTGCTCGCACCATCGATTATTCTGCGTGCCACAGTTTCGTCGATTTCTGGCGGTCTGGCTATGTCTAGTAAGGCGTGAGTCATTTGTGGCGCTTAATTTCATACGCTAGCAGCATAAGCGCTACACCGCCAAACTCTATCGCGCCATCCCACAACAAAATAAGCTCCATTCCAATCAGCAAGAAGGCAAACGGTATAAATTTATCTATGTTCATTCTATAACCTCATAGGTGGGTGGGCTGTTGGGGTTTCTTAGTTCTTCTAGGATTATTCTTGCTTCGTTTTCTGGCAGGAAGCAGCGACTTTGATCGGGAATATCCAACCAGTAGTTAACGCCGCTGACATAGTACTGGCTGCATCCGTATTTAGGATCGTAACGCCTAACTCCGAATTCACCGTTGCTAAACTTAATAAGGTTGTACTTCATCGCTCTTTCTCTATGTCAGATAGTTCTTTGATGGGTAGCCTTGTTGCGCTGTGATCTTTTATTGCTGATTCTATTGCTGAGTGACACAGAGCGTACAGATTGTTCCACGCTTCTGCTTCAATACTTATCTTGTTCATTGCCACTGAAAAATGAAACATGTACTCTTCG